GCTACGAGTTCTTTTTCCATATTATCCGCTATTTGTAAGAACAACTCTATTGATGAAATAATCCCGCATACCAACGCCAACAAACAATTCACTACGGAGATGATTTTTTGCTCGAAGAAAGGTTGAAGACCGACAGAGAATACGGAATTGAAACCCGATATAATAATAATCGGTATGCGGTAATATTTCAATTGTCCCTTATAATAAATATAATTCTTCTTGTGGTAATTACTCATTACATTAGAATTAATCATTATACGGGTAAGGACTTGTTCTAAATCATTACTCCAAGCGTCAGTCATTATATATTAAACGGACATTATATTTGCGAGGAATGATGTGGAATGACGGTTGACTACACCCGCCAAGTAGTCCCGTAATTTCCTGACCTTTGTTAATGCGGTCTTTGCTGTAATACCGTCAATATATTTAAAGGTGGAATTATTAATATCAATCTTGTAAAGGTGTGAGAATTGCTCTTTAATAAATTGAAGGTTGGCTTCTACATCTTTCCATTTCGGCTTACGGGGTTGCTCCAATACCGCCTCTAAAACATCCAATTCATTCTTAATTTTATTAGCATACCCCACCTGTGAATTGAAGAACTCAATTAACCTATCTAATTTAGCCTTGTTCTTAACCTCTCCTTCATATCGTAAGAGAGAAAATAGGCGTTTTAATGCCTTGAACTTATTAACCTTTGTATAATAGCGTATTTCTTCCTCAAACTCCTCCTCCTTGTCTGCTTGAGAAGGGGATGTATTCCAGTTCTTCTTACCGTCGCATGTAATATAATAGTTCTCCGATACTTCGGCGAATTGATTACCTACCTTGATAATAAGGTCAATTTTAGTGGGGGTTAAATCCATTATAGCATCTTTAAAATACTTTTTTTGTCCGTCAATCAATTTAACCCATCCCCGTCGCATCGCTGGTGCGTCCCAGCGTAATTTCCAGAGGTCATTAATCAATTTTTCTTGGTCGTCGCCAGATGCCGCCATTATCTTCTTTTTATACGCCTCGGGGATAAGAGGGTTCTCCAAGTATTCCTCTATTGAATGCTTTGAAAAATCCCCACGATACACCAAGCGGTCGTCCCACCCTGATTTAAAATCGGTAATCCATACATCGGGGTTCTTCTTGGTCTTAAAATAGGCTTCTTTAATAAGACGAGCAACGGCAGAGCATCGGTCTTGCTTCGGGTATGCCTCAGCATCGTAATCTGCTCCGTAAGTCATCGCCCGTAAAGAATTAGAACCTATTAAACGGTGTCTGCCTTTAACTGCGAGTTGGTTGATTACATCGCCGACGGCATTATCTATTTGTTCCACTTTTCTTTCTTTTAGAGGCATATATAATAATAGTATATATTATAATAATGCCGATTGAGATATTAGATTTAATTTCATCGCCTAAATCTTATAAGAGATTTAGGATTAAAATCAGCGACGGTGGTGAAGTGAAGAATTACGACTTCGGGTTGGATGGAGGTGCGACTTATATAGACCACCAAGATACAAAAAAACGGGCAGCCTACTGGGCGAGACACTGTGGTAATCCAAAAGAAAAACAATTGATTAATAATCTAATACCGAGCCCCGCATTATTCTCCGCCCGATTACTCTGGGGGTCTTCCACCGATCTCTGTGATAATTTAGTGGAATTACAAAGTGATTTTAACAAGGCATTCGTTTATCGGCAAAATAAATAATCTAAATGATTGTTATATGGCGAAAGAAAAGGAATTGAAGAAGGAGGATATATACCCTGTTTTAGCAGAGTATTACAAGAGTATCGGTCGCACCAACCCACCACCTTACGAGAACTATTCTCTCCAAGAATTAAAAAAATGCTTGGTAATGTTTAAAATCAATTTAAAATATGTTTAGGAGATGTATATTTATTATCTCCGCCCATTATATAGAATGTCGCAGTTGAACCCAGTTAAAAATGAGTCGAGCCCAGACCAAGTGTATTTTGATATTACCGTTTCAAACTTCCAGAGCACTACTACAACGCCCCCAGTATTCTTTTTTAACGAGCAAAGAACGATGCCGTTTATAAGCAACCCCGAGGAGTATTACCTCTCTATATTACGCTTTACGATGGAGACGGGCTCTTTACCCGTATTCATACCGAGTATTGAACCCAACCAAGGAGACCGTGATAAGTCCATCTATTCGGTCACGCTTGAATACGATGACCCCGTATTAGGGACAACCTACACCTCGGGTCAGACTTTTATTGACTGGCAGCCCCAAGACCGCAGTGCTCTTGTCCCACCTCCACCTAACCAGTGTATTAACAACGTCCAGAATAACTCTACGGGATACTACAACTGCTATTCGTATTCTTACTGGATTTACTTGATAGATTTAGCATTAGTGGACGCATTTACCACCCTTTCTGCTAATGTGGTGGCTGGAGGCGTGGCGATGCCTACAATTTACGCACCATTTCTCAACTGGGATACAACCAGCAACCAAGCAGTATTGTATGGAGATGCCGCTGGATACTCTGTGGATAAGGGAGGTATTAATGTGGATAATATCCGCATCTATTTTAATGCCCCATTATACGGGCTTTTCAATTCCTTCCCTGCCGAGTATTTAGGATATACTGGCGTTGCTGCCGGCAAGAACTTCCAACTTATTATTCCTAATGTTGGAGCGGTCAATCTTTTAACCATCACGCCCATCCAACCAACCCCAGTTCCACCAGCGACCTTTATAACCTATCGAGCGATTGCTCTGTATCAGGAGATTAGCACGATTGCGAACTGGTCGCCCATTACGGCACTCGTATTTACAAGTAATACCCTGCCTATCCAGAGCAATCAAGTATCCACGCCAATAGTGTATGATGATGCCGAGACGGTTGTATTTAGCGGTAATAATAGCAACATCGCCAACATTATAACAGATATGGTGACCTACGACGGGCAATACCGCCCTAATGTAGTCTATACACCCTCCGCTGAGTATCGTTTAGTCACTCTATACGGAAACCGCCCTCTTTCTAATGTAGATTTAAGCATATTCTGGCGAACCAAGACAGGGCAGTTAATACCCTATCGTATCAACTCTGGCGAGGCGGTGACCCTCAAATTAGCCTTCTTGAAAAAGTCCGCATATAGGGCAAAGGGGGAGTTGAAGGGAGGTATTTAGGAAATCTCCCATCATTCTAAAATTAATTTCTATTTATACCCAGATTTTTTATCTGTGTATAAGTTATAAAGATGTCCTCGTTTAAGACTGTTCTCGTTCGTGATTCCGTCATCGGCGATATTACGGATGATATTGACTACGCCGTCAAATCTGGTGCGTCTCAGGCGACCTACCAACAATTTCCAACAACTTCCGCCAGCAATTCTGCTCTGATTTTTAATATTCAAGTTCCCTCTGAGAATGTTATTATAGGCAGAGATGTCCTCATCAATACTGGTTTAACCGCCACTCTTACTTTAACAGGTGTCCCAGCATTACAAACTGCGTGGGACTACGGTATGACCGATTCTTTCCAAGCGATGCCTCTTAACTCCTTGTTTAGCACAGCCACCGCTCAAATCAACAACACCACCGTTTCCATCAACACCCAAGATGTTCTCCCTTCCTTGATGAGAATGAATAACAGTCGTGAGTTGTATAGATATAACAGTATGACCCCTGTATTGCCCGACCAAGCATACGGTCTTTACGGAGATGCCGTCACTGGTGTAGGTTCTGTTGCTGACCCTTACGCCAGTTCTAACAACAACCCTCTTGCTGATTACGCTCAAGCATCCTACGACGTCGACCAAGTGCCCCGTGGTGCTTTCCCTGTGTCTTACACCGTCACCCACAACATTAGTGGTGGTGGAACTGACTCCTCCCTTATATCTACTAATGTTCTTGATACTTGGACTATTGTCGTAAGTGCTGTTATTAGTGAGCCAATTGTTCTTTCCCCCTTCATCTTCGGTGACCCGTGCTTCAATCAGCAAGGATTTTTAGGTATAAATAATATGACTTTCACATTCAACATCGACGCCACATGTAAGCGTCTGTGGTCTTCCGCTAATCCTTATATTACCAACGTCGCACTTGGTTCTCTTGCTAATCCTAATGGTTTCAACTACCAAGCAGGAGCAGTTGGAGGTGCTCTATACCAGACCGCCCCAGCAAGTCCCCAGATGCTTTTCAAGTTCTTATCTTCCCAGCCAAGCGATTTAATAGCCACAAAAAATATCGTGCCCTATATGGACTTCCCGAGATACTTGACCTCATCTGCTAATGCTTCTGCTATTCTTGCTGGTGGAAGTTCCACTCTTACATCCAGCAACGTCCAG